GCTTATTACTAGCGTATGGTTTGGTGTCAGGCGTTGGGATTTCACGCCCTATACCATCCATCCTCTATTATCATGCATCAGTGCATATACACGACGTCGAGATTGAGTGCGTCGATACAACCCATCATTGTCTGTAATTACTCCATATAGTGGTGATATTGTCATCGCTCTTACACTTGTTGAGGATGTTAAGATATCAGTTAAATTAATTGTTCTAATTCTACTGATTTCAGATATTAAGTTCGAGTCCCAACGTGACGTCTTAAAATTTTCGCCCTTTACTATCCTAGTAATGTCTCTAGCAAAATCTTGGCAATTGTTAAATAGTAAGTTGTATTTCCATGTTGGCGGCCGATTTAGTAATACATCTAATGCTGCACCCATACTCGAATTTGTCACTAATGTCGAGTATATCTCTTTAGACTTCAGAATTTGATTATCTACTTTACTCACCAACATTTCCCATTTTGCAGCAGTACCTAATTCAAAACCATTTACTTCTTTTCCGAATGCACTAGCAAACAGTCTATCTACATCCGATGCGCTATACCCACTTTCGGTATGACTTAGTGGCGATGATAGCAATTTTCCATCACTACCTCGTATCTTCCACGTTTCGTACTTAACACGTAACCCACCTATCGAAGAACCAAAATCTCCTTCCTTAACTACATTTCTCGACATCTCATTCACACCAATATATCGCTTAGTTGTTAAGTACCTACCACTATCTTGGTAATCGAGAGTCTCGTATACTACAAAACTATGCATTGGCCTACGTGTGTTAACTTTATGTAGATCGCTATAATAAGCACTTCGTGCTTTATTTGCTGAATCTGTCATTTCAAAGATCTTCTTCGACACTTTACCCGGCCCAATATTTAGAGGTCTTGCATGAACAGTGAAGTTTGGAAATAGATCTGGATCAAATTCACGCAATCTTGAAGTTGACCTTGCTAAATCTTTATTTTCTAAGTGTTCGTGGCGTTTACCAAACCTAAAATTTGACCACACATCTATTTTCTCTGAATCGTCTAAATGTTGGAATTTCGTGTTTCCAAGACGGTATGCCGGTCGAGATGGCGGCGTAAAATCACTCCTCTTCTTCTGGAGTGTTCCTAAGACACCATTCACCCAGCCATCAGACACAGTTAGATCGCCCGGACTTATTCTAGCACCATTGATTACCTTCTTCTGTACCTCCTTATTCGTAATTCCGAGTATTTTAGCGTTTGTCAACCTTCTACTTAGACCACTTGCTTTACGTAATGATGAGTACATCTCACCGATCACGCTACCGATTCCGGGTAGAGCGATTCCCAATGCTAAATCAATAAATACATCCAACAAAGTTTCCCACCACGCTCCTTCCTGACTTGCTAAGTACATTTCAAATTGCTTTTGCAAATATTCAACTTGATCCTCAATTGTTTCAATCCTTTCTTCTAATCGTTCAATCTCACGAAATAGACTTTCATTAATAACATTCTGGATCGATTGTTGCTCATCAATTACACGCCTAATTCCAATATCACCTGGCGCTTGTAGTATACGCATATCATATCTAATAAACTTACACTCAATGAGTATTGCACGCAGAAACTCTTCCGTCTCTTGCTGATCAGTCATGTTCGGTTGATTAGATAACTCATGCCAACGTTTCCCAGTGTCACCTACTACAGCCAGTGTTACATCCGCATTAACATATGGTGATTGTTGAAAAGATGAGTATGGCACAGTGGATGTCGCTGTAACACTCGCTGTATTATTACCAGAAGACCACACTAACCGCATGTTAAACTCATTCCTGATACCGCTCGCTTGTAATACCTGTGTATCTAAATACGTTTTATTCGTCTCTGTTACCATTGCAGGAAAACTCTCTTCAGCCATAACACCACCTGAAATCGTCTCAACCCCAACCGCTACATTACGCAGTCTTTCAGATATTGTAACACATTCTATATATCGATTGATTGCACAAACTTGCCCGTAGTACCTCACACCACCAAACACTAATTCTCCTGTGTCAAAGTCGGATGAGGTTATCGTAGTAACGTTTTCACCATAATGCACTTTGATGTTAAAGCTTCCAGTCACATCTATCACTGGGCCAATTGAATCTTTTGATAGAATAAATAAGTTAAGAATCGTCATATCTAACACAGATACTGCCCTATTTAATCCAATACCACGCCATACACCATTTACTGACGTTCCCCTATTAATTTGAATTCTGCGTAAAAATGATTGTTCTATTGTAAATACTGCACCATTTTCATTCGCATATAATGTAGGAATGGAGGTGAAAGAGCTATTCGCAATGTCACCCCCTGACGTTAGACGATGCTCTACTCTAATCTGCAATACGACAAGTACGTTATCATTTGATTGGATCTCTATAAACAT